TTTGCAGAAAACAGAAAAAAAGCTTGGAACACATGGAACACGTGGAACAAATTTATAAATCTTTAAATATCAATGAACTATAGAACTGACTACGGGGGAAAATGTTCCATGATGTTCCACCATGTTCCACCATGTTCCACTGTTCCACTGTTCCATGAACAAAAAACAGGTTTGGAACAACATTAAAAAAAAAATTATGAGTAAAAAAGATCGGATTACCATCATCATCGCTATCCTCGGTTTTGCCGGAGGAATGTACTTTAAAACATTTTTGGGAGGCATGGTTTCAGGCTTTTGCCTGTGCCTGATTTTATTTTCCATCCTGGGAAAGATCCTTTATTCCAAAGCAGCCAGGAGAATGGATAAAAAAACGGAGGAGATTATAAATGGAGAAGATGGCTAACGGGCGGTCAATAGGAAGGTTGATTTATCCTGAATTAAAAAGGTAGTAGCCATTGCATTTAACGGTAGGTATTGCTGCTGTGTAGAACCGCAGCCGATTGAAAAACAAATTTAAACCAAACGATATGAAGCAAATAGAATTACGTCCAGCCGGGCATAGCAGCAATACCCTTTTTAGCAGAAGCCAATTTAAGCCTATCCTTTTCTCCACGCCTATGGTGCAAGCTATCCTTGCAGGAAGGAAAACACAAACCAGGCGAATAATTAAAGAAGCGAATGGTTGGGATATTAATTGGAAAGTGATGCCGATTAAAGAAGAACATTTGGACGGCGTACAGCGATACGAAATAAGGTGTGGCACTCAATATCATTTACCCTGGTTCAAAGCTAAATGCGAAGTTGGAAATATTTTTTGGGTACGAGAAACATTTACAATTATTGACTGGTGGGAAGATTCAAAAGCAGTGCAAATAATGTATGAAGATGCAAAGACGGCTTTAAAAACATTAACTGATATTGAGTGGAAAAAGTTTGAAAATTGGGATAATAAATCTGAAAGAAAACCATCTTTATTTTTATTCAAATCTTTAAGCAGAATTTTTTTAGAAGTAACAGATATACGGGCAGAAAGGCTGCATGATATTACTGGTGACGATGCTCTTTCAGAAGGTGCAAAAATCCTTGAAGGAACAATTCTTTGGTATAATTACGTTCAGGATAGGTTCACTTGTGGAAGTTCTATTGAAAGCTATAAATCATTATGGCAAAAAATTAACGGTGTTGAAAGTTGGGAAGAAAATCCAATAGTTTGGGTCGTAACTTTTGCCACAGCAGAGTGTACGCAAGGTTTCTGCTAACAATCGAATTGCTACGATTGCAAAAGAAACATTTAAATAATAATTTTTTTATGGAAGCACAAAAATTAAAACTGCCGAATGAAAATAATTGCCTGGCATGCGATGCATTCATTGTAATAAATTTTGCACCAAAGGATTTTGTGAAAGAAGAGGACCTTAAAAGAATTTATTTTATAAATAATGAATTCAATGCGCAGATTGTTGATCTGCAAATATTGTCGTTTGATCAATTGAATGTTTGCAGTCACATCACCTTACCGGCAACCGGCTTAGAAGCGCATGAATGGCGGCTTCTGTGGAAACAAAAAAATCCTGCAATAAAACCTGAAACAAAAATGTGTGTGTACTATTATAAAAAATTGAAGTAATTAATCTATCTTAGGACAGCCCTCAACTAACCCGCTTAATGAAAGGTTGTATTCCTATTGAAATACCCACAAAGAGTTACATACGTGCATACATCATTGCGCAGCTCGGCGAAAAGCCGTTGATGAATACAAGCCATAACATCGGTTTAAAAATGTATGACCTTCTGCATCACAAAACAAATGAGCAGGATAAAAAATTTACTGCTGAGAACACCCGGTATAATGCAAAAATAAAAATCTACATCAACTACAGTTTATTTAAGCAACGTGGTTTTATTCTTAACAGCACACACACAAAAAATTTTAATTTGTTTGTAGAAGAAGAAGTGAAAACAAGATTTCATTTTTTGATGGATTTTTTTTGCGAGATACTTCCGAGCTTTGAAGCGAACCTTCCGGAGGTGCGTAGAAAATTAGGAATTGATTTGGAAGCGTGGCCGGATGACAGTATGAAAAAAGATTATTACCGTTACCGGTTGCGAACACGAAAAGAAATTTTTTATAAAAATAATGATGCCAATGGGGACAGGTTCACAACTCCGTTTTAGCGAAATCTGTACGCAGAATGTCCCCAGGTAAAAAATGCCATTTTTGCAAAACTTGTACGCAGAATGTCCCCAGGTGCAATCTTCCAACTATCTAATCTAATTTTGTAAACATGAAACCTGTATATGGCGATATTAATTTACAACCGGGTGCACACGTTGGCGGCCTGGTTCAGGTTTTGTTAGCGCCTATTGAATGGCTTAATGATGATGTACTGATTGATTTTGATACACGCAGTGTAGTTGCACCGGCAGCTTTAAAGGCAGGCCGCAACTGGCTTTTAATAGAATTTACTCCACAAAGCTATGATTATATTGAGACCGATAAAGACAGTGGCAGCGGATCGTATAGTGAGATAGCGCTCAGCGGCACCATTAATAAATATAATGAAGCGGTACAGCAGCAGCTGGAGACAATGCGGTATCACCAACAGGTTGCAATATTAACTGACCGCAACAAACGTAAAAAAATTGTTGGCAATACTGATGCAGGCCTGCGGCTTTTAAAAGTTCATGAAATAAAAAATAATCCTAACGGAAAACAAAGTGCAGACCTGATTTTCCGATTAGATAGTGAAGAAGCTGCACCCTATTATTTATCTGATATTTCTGCCTTCCTTGCAGACAGCCACCGCCTTATTGATGATGATGGCGCATTTATTCTCTACGAGTAATCCCTTCTTTTTTGTCCTTTAATTGATTGTTGCTTCTATGCATTTTTGGTAGCATAAAAGCATGGACAAGAAAAAAACATATTTAGGCATTAAGGCATCTATTGATAATTCTATACTGGAATTATATTTTACTGACTATATATATGACGGCATTGATTGGTATACCTGGGAAGAAACAAACATGGTGCAGGATACTATTGATAAAATAAAAGCCGCCAATCCTACCACGATAAAAGTTACCATCAATTCTTTGGGCGGTGATGTGATGATAGGGCTTGCTCTATACAATTATCTTAAAAATTATAAGGCCGATGTTGAAGTAGAAATAATAGGCTTTGCAGCATCTATCGCATCTATAATTGCTATGAGTGCCACTCCGGGAAAATTAAAGATGGCAAAGAACAGCTTCATGATTCTTCATGGGGCATCAATTTGTTGCGTTGGTAATGCAGAAGATATGAGGGAGACTGCAGATGTACTTGATAAGATCTCCGGACAGATGGCAGAAATATATGCAGCCTACTCGGGTAAAACTGCTAAATATTATACTGACATGTGGAGTGATGGCGATGACCATTGGCTTACTGCTACCGAATGTAAAGCTGAGGGACTTGCTGATGAATTAATAAATGCAACACTTGCTACAGCCCGCGTTAACCTTGCTTCTTCAGGCTTTAAAAATATTCCTACCGGATTAATTACTAATAATAAAAAACCAAATATTACTATGGCATTCGAAAAAACTTTAAAGGCTGCAAAAGCGCAAAGCTTCGCGGTTGTTGATGGCGGTTTTCTTTTAAGCGAAAATGATCTTAATAACAATGATGCAGAAATTACCCGGCTGGATGCAGCAATAGATTCTGCCAACCTGCTTAACCAACAAGGGCAGTCAGAAGTTACAAAAATTACTGCAGAGTTGGCCACAGCCACCACTGCCAAAGATGCAGCAGAAAAAGCGGTAAAAGAAAATGCAGCAACTATTACTACCCAGGCTGCAAAGATTGTTAAGCTGGAAGCTGAAGTAGTAAAGCTTGGCGCAGGCGCCAGCGGCAACGGAACCCCTGTACCCGGTGCAAAAAAAGATGAAGTAATTACTGATACAAAGCCGGGAGCAAAAATAAGTTTGATGCATCCTGATCATCCTATTAACCAGGCAGTGACAGCAAGGCTTCCAAAGAAAGTTGAGCAAAAATAATATCCAATAATATTCTTTTAAAAATCTTTTACTAACCAAAAAAAACTATCAAGATGGACCTGAATAAAATTGAATTAACGATTGATGATGTAGTTGATGCCTGGGGCGAATACTACCTCAACAGCGGACAGAACATGACCAACCTGCACATGCTTCCATTTGAAGAATACGACAGCATGACGGCGGGAACGGTTATAGAAACTGACCAAACAGTTTTGCGTGAGGCTAATGTTGACACTGACGAAGTGTTGCAACAATACCAGGATGATTTTACCAGCAAAGGAGGCGTAAGCTTTAAGCCGGTGGAGATCTTTCTGCAGAACATCAAGATTGATGTGGGTATTATTCCGCATAAATTAATTAAGGCCTGGACAGGCTTTTTAACCAACAGCAGCAACTTGCCGGAAACATATCCATTTATACAATGGCTTATTGAGCAGTATTTGCTTAAGCAGGGCAAGCAGGATTTTGAATTGAAAAGTATTTACGGCGGCGTGTATGAAGCGCCTGCAGAGGGTGTTGCAGGTGACCCAACAAAAGTTATTGACGGGATAAAGATAATACAGGACAGGCTTGTAGCTGCCGGTAAAATTGATGTGCTTACTACAGGAGATCTTAGCGCAATGACTGCGAAAGATATGGTTACTGCTCTTGAAGATCTTTTTGTAAAAGAGATCCCTGAAAAATACCGTTACAATTACCAGCTTGAGCTGAGCATGAGCAGAACGCTTAGGGATAAATTTAAGCAGGGTATGCGTGATAAATACAATGTGTATTATCAGCAGGTGGGTGCGCCATTGCTGCAGTTCATGGATTTTGAAAACATCACGATCGTAGGACGTGCATCTATGATCAATCAAAAACGTGTGTGGACAACACCTAAAACCAATTTATTTTTCCCTGTTAAAGGCTTTAGTAACAGGAATGGTTTTGATGTTCAGAAAGTTGACCGTAAGGTTAAGTTCCTTACAGACTGGTGGCAGGGTGTTGGTATAATACAACCGGCATTAGTGTTCATGAATGAAGGGGAAGCGGCGTAAAGAACACCCCTCTATCTCCCCTAAAAGGGAGGACATGGAGAAGATCTTTTTATTAAAAATAAATTTTATAACATCTTCCCCTGGGTAACACCGGGGGAAGAATAAAAAAAACAAAATGGCGAAAGCAATTTTAACTACCGAGCAGCAACTTACGGCCAGTAATGACCAGGTTGATCAACTGACAAAAGAAGTAGAAGAAAAGGATAATGAGATCGCTTCTTTAAAAGAAGAGATCGCATCGCTCGGCAATGTTGTTACAGAAAAAAAACAACCGAAGGCGGAAAAGAAAACGCCTGTAATACCTGATCCTGTTGATGTTGACGGCACAACGGTAAAATTTAATTTTCCTTGTTTCCGGTTTGGCGGCAACCGTTACGAAGCGGAAGATGCAGCAACTGACCAGGAACTGATGCGCAAAATTCTTGCAACGAAAGGGCAGGGAATTTTAAAAATAATGGCATAAACCCTCTATCTCCCTAAAGGGAGTAACACGGGAGATTGAAGTAGAAACAAAATATTTTAAACCAACCAAAAAAAAAGCAATGAAAAAATTTCTTTTAATATTATTAATGGGCCTGATGTTTTTTGCATCCAACGCTCAAAAAATTCTTTCAGTAAATGGCAGCGAAAACAGCGGCCATACCATTAAAACAACCGACAGCGCCTATCATTATGTTGACAGTGTTGTGATATCAGCCAATGAAGCCGGCATCATTGAAGTAAGCGTTATCGGATTTTCGTATGATACTGCGTACAGCGTTACCGGTGTGCAAACGGTGCGGTACAATAAACACAGGGACACATTAACGATGGGCACTCCCACAGATGTATTAGCAAAAGAAACTGACACAGTTTTAGGTTCAGCAACATTTGATTTGATATCATCCGGGAACAAGATCTATGTGCGAATAAAGGGCAAACTTAATTATACTATGCGATGGCTAAGCATTGTGAAACGAAAGAGTGTATTTGAATAAATTTTTATTCCAAAATCTTATAAAAAAACTTTTCTAACCAAAAAAAATAATTACCCGATGAGCTACTCATTTAAAAATTTAAGAACACCACAAAATTTAAGCGTTCGCGGTGTTGCAGAATATGCATTGCTTGCGCCGAAAAGCTATTTTGAAGTTAACGGAATAAAAGCGCCTGTTGGGCCTTTTATTAACCAGGGCGACATGATCACCATCACCACGCCTCACGTATTTACAGCCGGCATGGGCTTCCTGTATTTTCAATTAGCGCCACAAAAAAACCAACTGGATAGTGAGACCACGGGAGACCGCGGCCTGCAATCTATCATCAGCGGCATTGATATATTTGTGCCCGGCAGTTATAAGGAAGTACATGAGCAAATGCAAAATCTTTTGAACGTTCCATGTATAGCGATGCAAAAGGATGCAAGCTGTCCGGATAATTTAATTTATCAGTTGGGCTGTGATTGCAATTTTGCGTGGCTTAACTGGAAGTTTACAACCGGTACTACAAAAGATGGCGTAAAGGGATTTGCAGTAAAAGTTGATTATGATGGCGCCATACAATTTTACAATGTAGCAGGCGGACCAGAACTAATGGCTGATTAGAGATCCAATTCCCTATAAAACACACCTGTAACCAAGATCCCCTGCAATTCTGCGGGGGATTTTTTTATTTAAAAACCTCACCCCTAACCCCTCTCCTTACGAAGAGGGGAAAAGCATTATCTTAGCGGCGCGAACAGTTTTACGAATAGCCCAACCACCTTATGGTGGCTGGCACGGCATTGTAAGTATGCCATGGCTATTCGTAGCTGTTCGCCTGACCAGCCACTACTTTTATGGGTAAAAAAATTAATGACCAGGGGGATCTTGAAGATGATGAAGAGAACCTTGATGAGGATATAAGAAAAGCACAACAGAAAGAATTAGCGGAGCTGTTGCGGATGCTTAATAAAATAAAAAGTTTTCTGTTGGAATATTATAAACCGGTTGAAGATCTTACGGACCCGGGTGCCATACATTTAAGCACTGCAGAAATACATCAGCAACTTTATTCTTTTTATCCCACACAGGAATTAACAGCATCACTGGTGGCCAGTTGGCTTAATGCTGCAGGTTTTAAATTCTATGATTTTGGTATGATGAGATTTGAATGGATGCTGAAAAAAGCGTAATTTTAGTATCTACATAAAGCAGGAGAATCACCTGGGTAAAAACTGATAACATTACAATGGCAAAAGAGTTCCCACGTTTTTTATTTAGCAAGCGCACCCGTGTAAAACATCCGGGAGCATGGATCGTTCATACACTCCCGCCACAATTTATTGCAAAAGCTTATTTAGATTTTGATGAAGTACCGCAGTTAGATTTGTTGCAGGTTTTTAGTCCGTTGGTGCCTGCAACTGATCGCACTGTTACTGATGCTTTTGATGCGATGAAGAAATGGTTTAATGCGCAATTATTATCAGGAGATATTCAGATTTAATTTGTCCTTTATCAGGCGCACGCCTGCACCTATTTTGCATGAATGCTGGAAACATTACGTGCATGGCTTAATGGAAAAAGAGATTATAACACCGGTGTTGCGCTGTATGCACAATTAGGGGCCAATAAAGAACTGCTTGCACTTTTAAAAAAAGGTGCCAATGAATTTCGGGAGAAGCGCCTGCATGAAGAGTTATTAATAATTTGTAATGAATTAAAATCAAAAAAAAATGGCAAAACAATATTACCGGAAACCTGTATGGATAAAGGCGCTGCCGGAAATAATAAAAGCACTGGAGAACCAAAGAGCGATAACAGAAATGGGGAAGTGGGGACCATTAGAGCAACCGAAACCGAGAAGACCATTGACAATAATGCCAGATCAATTATTTTGGATCGCTCCACCTCCAGTAGTAATCTTCCCGTAAACTTAGAACTCTACAACGCCTGCAAAGCAGCCGCTGATAAGAAGTACAAAGAAATAATGAATTTGCGTACCAGGCTTTTTATTCTTGCTGAGCCTGATGAATTTTCCAATCCAAATACTGCAGAAAAAATAAATGCAAGAAGTAAACTTGCATTAGATGTTGTGCTTGGCCAACATGAATACTCACGCCTTTATGATGTTGCTGACTTTGTAAAATTACATGGCCGCCTTCCTGATCAGGAAGAAGGTGATGAAAATATTGAGCCTGTTATCCCGGATCATCTTGTAAAAGAAAAATTAGATAATGCACGCAAAGCTTTTAATAAATTAAAACGCAGAGAACAAACACCGGCGAGAGTTGCATTGCTGCAGCAACATACAATAAACATTGAAAAACTTTTACCACGATGGCGTTCGTTACAACTAAAATAAATGAGAGCGTGCAGGATGCTGCAGACTTTATTAATGCATCCGGAGAGTGCGCTGATTTTGCTCACCGGCACAAACGATGAGCCTGGATCTGTTTAATAAATCAAAAATTAAAATGCTCGATCGATGAAAAAAGATGTGATAAAAGTATTGGAAGAAAAGCGTGATCAGATTGCAGCCGGAACAGAAATGATTGTTGCTAAAACCCGCGACTGGCAAGTGATTGTCGCGTACATGAATAACAGGTTTAATGAGATAGACCTTACACCTGAGCAGCAGGAAAAATTAAAACGATATCAATACATCCACGCAGAATTAAGCAGCTTTAAATATACAGAGCAGGAAGTGATCATCCAGGTGATGAATATGTTTGATGTGAAAATTGTGCAGGCTTACGAAGATCTTAATTCCACCAAAGAAATATTTTCGAAAGTGCTCAGCATTAAAAAAAGATTTGAACAAAAGATGCAGTACGAAGCCGCAAAAAAAGTGTTGCACAAATGTGAAGAGCTTCAGGATTTTAAAGCGTATGCTGCGGTGCATAAAAATATTGTGTTGTTGCTTAGAGATATTCAGGAAGAGGAAGATAATGCCGGAGAATTATTTGATGGCCATACTTTTGAAGTGGTTGTTGATCCGCGTTTGATAGGGGCTCCAAAAGTTGATAGAAAAGCTGTGTTGGATGCTATTAATGCAAAGAGATCCAAAAAAATAAATGCATCAATTTTTGAAGACATCGATCATGAAGATGTGAAATAATTTCTATGAAAAAACAAATGCATTATAATGTTCCGCAAGTAAGGAGCATGATGATTGCGGCAGCGATTGAATACATTGTTCACGGTAGAGGCACCGGTAAAACTGTTGGGCCACTGGCATACAAAAGCGTAAACAAATATGTTAGGACAATGCCACGCGGCACTCACGTGATCCTGGGTGCAACTTACACACAGGTACTTACAAGAACTTTAAAAGAATTAATTCGCGGATGGCAAATGCATGGTTATGTTTATGATCATCATTTTATTGTTGGCAAAAGGCCAACTGATAAATGGAAGAAGATGTGGAAGTGGAAAGGACCTTATGCGCCTCCGGAAGATTATAAAAATTATATCTGTTGGTGGAATGGTGCCATCAGCCAAATCGTTAGCCAGGCTAATCCTGGATCCTCGAATGGTATGAGCATCGATTCAATTATTGGTGATGAATTAAAACTTATAAACAGAGAAAAATTTCAAACAGAATTGTTGCCGGCAAATCGTGGGATCATTCCTGCGTTTGCAAATAATCCTTATCATCATGGAATGACTTTTACAACCGATATGCCTGTTGGCACTGCAGGCCGGTGGATATTGGACATGAGAGATAAAATGGATAATGAAAAAATTAATGAGGTGTGGAAAATGCTTGCAGTGCGGTATGATATCACAAATGATATTAAAAAAGAAACGGATAAAAAAATACTGAAGGAATTAAATAATGATTTGTTCCTGGTTGATGATGAGCTTAACGAATTACGCAAAGGATTGCTTTATTATCATGAAGCTTCAACATTGGCAAACATTGATGCGTTGGGCCTTGATTACATTAAAGAGCAATTGAGAACATCAACACAATTTCAATTTGATACACAAATTTTAAATATCCGTCCATTAAAAATGGAAGATGGATTTTACCCGGACTTTGACGAAGAGGTGCATGGTTATTTTGCAGAGAATGAAGATTATTTTACTAACCTTGAATATGATCCCTTCTCCACTGTATTGGATTGCAGGAAGGATAAGGACCTTAATACAAACGCTCCACTGCATATTGGCATGGATTATAACAGACGCATACATTGTATCTCTGTTGGGCAGGAGACGGCTAATGAGGTACGTTCTCTCAAGGGCATACATTGTTTGTACCCGGAGAAGCTTAAGGATGTAGTAGAGAAGTTCTGTGTGTACTATAAGGCACATAAACGTAAGCTGGTGTACTATTGGTATGATCATACAGCAGTGGGTGATCAGCATGAGACACGGATATGCGATGATGTGATAGCAATACTACGTAAGCATGGATGGGTAGTTATTCAAATGTACATTGGCCACCAACCAGGGCATGAAGAGAGATACAGGATGTGGGGAGATTTGCTAACGTTTAATGGTAAGTATAAGCAAGCGTATAAGATCAATAGAGAGAACTGCAATAAACTAATACTCTCAAAATGCCAGGCACAGGCAGAGCAGCGTAAGGATGGCTTTGGCAAGGATAAGAAGAGTGAACATGATCGTAACTTTCCTGCCGAAGAATCTACTCACTACACTGATGCCGAGGATACATGGGTCTTTGGTATATTGGAATCTAAGATGAGCTTCAGCACTGGGTCTGGTAGTGGTGGTAGTATTATACTTGGGTAATGTTGGGTGTTGCTTCGCCCGGGCTTTCCATTACTATCTCTCACTGCGTTCAAGGATATACATTACAATCCCTAACACAAACAACAATGCAACATGGTGGCTTCGCCTTACATAGGGGATACCTCGGGCTACGCCCAACGTAGGGAGGCGTTTCCGACATCCTGTCATTTTGTCTTAGCGAACGTAGGGAGGCGTTTCCGCCATCCTGTCATTTTGTCTTAGCGTTTGCGACAGCCTGTCATATTTGCCTGCCATTTTGTCTTGGCGTGCGCTCTTACCCCTTTGGGCGGGGGCTCGATTCCAGTTTACGAAAACGAAGTTTTGAAAAAAGAAAAAAATAATCGTTTGAGCATCAATGGAATGCGTAAAAATAGAGCGAAATAGGCAAAATAACTGTCCTAAAATTTGCATAATATATTTGTCCTTTTCACCTCCCCACAGCTAATTTACTTTAGCCGAATGGCATTAACCTTAAAAGAAGCTATACAACTTTTAGAATCCGGAGACTGGTTAAAACACCTGCGCTTTATCACTGCAGATATAAACAAACGTGTCGGCGGCAAGGTTGTAGAATTTAATAAATGCAGAATTGCCAGGCATCAGGACACACCAAAATCAACCAGCAGTACTCCTGCACCCGGCAGATATGCATCACGTATAACACGGGATCCTCAGCACAGTACCCATTTCACACGTAATATTGAATTAGCTAACCGCGAGATCCGCAAAGTGCATCCAATTATCATTACCCACATAAACCACCAGTCTATCCTATGAACGAGTACTACGACGGCCCGGTAACCTATTTAGAACAAAGCGAAAGCGCAGTATATTTCTCCCGTGAAAGCGTTACTGCCGGTACATTTCAGGCAAACAGCCAAAAAAACGGAAGTGCAGATTCTACAGCGATCATCATTCGCAAACTGCAAAGCCAGATAGATCTTGCTTATTGGGGAGAAGATAACCGGTTTCCTCAAAATATTGTACGCCAAATGGCTTACTGTGGCATTGGCCAGTACGGGCTTGATCGTAAGGCCCGCAAACTGTGGGGCAATGGCATTATTCCCGGAAAAATAACCGGCTACGATGCTAATGGCACAGAAATATTTGTTCCCTTAAAACCTCAAAAAAATTCACCGGTATACAAATATTTCAACGACCGTAAAACACTTCGTTTTTGGCTGGAATATCTACAGGATTGGGCATGGTTCTCCAATTGCTTCCCCGAAGCAATTCTCAGCAAGGATTGTAAAACAATTACCCACTTCGCACACCAGGAAAGCTGCGATTCCCGGCTCAAGCAAATGAATGATGCAGGGAAAATTGAATACATGTTCCTCTCAAAAATTTGGGGCCTTTCACGTGATCAGTTTGCAACATTCGACCCAGATAAAGCCATGAAGGGCCTGTACACAAATCAGGAAAATTTTAGCGAAATAGATAATAAATATATCAAGAAGCTTGACTGCATCGATATGTACGATCCGGTTAACAGCCTGAAGGAAATTGCAAAAAAATTAAAATCAAAATCGGGTTTAAAATCTGCAATTCTTCCCGTTAATTATCCTTCACCAAATAAAACATATTACCAGGTGCCGGTATGGGATGGAGCACGCCTGGGCGGTTGGGTTGAGATTGCATGTAAAGTTCCGTCACTCATTAAAACGCTTTACAACAAAGCATTTAAAATAAAAAATCACATCGAGATCCCATCATCTTACTTTCCTGAAAGATTTGGCGAAGAAGCCTGGGCAGCAATGAAGGATGACGAAAAAATCAGGAAGAAAAAAGATGTGCTCAAAGAAATGGATGAATTCCTCTCCGGGGATAAAAATGCTTTCAAAACATTCGTAAGCATATTCCAGGTTGATAATATAACCAAAAACGAATACGCACGCATAAAAATCACGCCGATAGAAGATAAAGCAAACATCGATAACGATATTATTACCGGCTCTGCAGCTGATACTCAAATATTAATTGCGATGGGCCAGAATCCCACTATTTCAGGCGCAGGTAAAGCAGGATCAGGACAGCAACGCAGTGGCGGATCAGATATCCGCGAAGGCGACCTGGTAGAAACTTCAGTGCTAAATCTTGAGAGAAATGTTTTTATGGAACCGCTTTACCTCATGCGTGATTTTAACCGCGAAGTAGGTGGTATTAGCGAATGGAGCGAAGATCTTGTCTTCCGTGTTCGTGATACCGTATTAACCACGCTGGACACCGGTGCCGGAACAAAAAAAGTAGTTAGTTAAATATTCTTTGCCTTCTCCCCTCTCCTTTGGAGAGGGGCCGGGGGTGAGGTTAAATAAAGCACACATGTTATTCAAAGACAAAAATAAACTCGCCGAATATGCAGCCATTGTTGGCACAACAAATTTTGCGGCCGTAAAACCTACAATCGAAACTGTTGAAGAGCAGGAGCTCGTTCCCTGGATCGGAGAAGAGCTGTATGATTACATAAATAGCCAATACACAGATGCAGCCAATGAAGATGCATTAGAAGCTCCTGAAAAAGATCTGCTGCATAAATGCCGCCGCGTAATTGGCCCCTTTTTATGCTATTATTTCGCTCCTAAAAGCGATGTGCAGCTTGATGAATCAGGAATGCGCCGTAATGAGACCGGAACTGTAAAAACAGCCTTCCAGGAACAGCGGGAAAACTTTTTAGAACAAAATTTAAAAGAAGGCGAGCTCGCTGTTGAATCATTACTCCAGTTTCTCGAGAAAAATAAAGCCAACTATCAAACATGGGTTGAAAGCGATTCATTTAAAAAATACCGCAAACTTTTTATAAAAACAGGCAAAGAATTTCAGAACCTGTTCCCATCGGCCAGTCCCTTCCGCAATTATGCTGCAATGCGGCCTAAAATGATGGAAGTAGAAGAAAATATCATCAGAAAAGCCCTCGGAAACGTGCTTTTTGATGCCCTAAAAACCAAAGATGCAACCCAGGAACAGGGCTTTTCTGACGGCGAAAAAGTGCTGCTGGAAAAAATAAAATTAGCCATCGCCCATTTAACAGTAGAGCAGTCAATTCCTTTCTTAAATATCCGCCTCGACGGCAGCGGATTTACCGTTGCAAGCACTTCCCGAACAACAAATAACCAATTAAGCAGCAGAAATGCTGCTCCCGATAATGCAGTAAGCCTTTTACAAAAAAGTTGCGAGAGATCCGGCGCTATTTGGATAGCAAATACAAAAAATTATTTAAATGATCCTGAAAATGCCGGCGTATTCACCGGGTGGCCGATAGCAGTAACAAAAACAAAGTGTACCGATGAAACGGATCGGAATGGTGCAGGCGCTTATGGTTTTTTATAAAAAATAATCTCCTCCGTTTCCCCCACCGGGGGATAGGGGGCTTCTTTTGCATTTGTCCTTTTTAAAAAAGTAAAATAAAATCATTTTTGAAAAACCATGCCAACAGTAGTACTTCCTAAAAAAGTTAATGAGCTTGATCCGCTTCCGGATTTTGAAAATACAAAGTTGCTTGTTGTTGCAGATCCTGTTACCGGGAAAAGTTACAAAGCAACAATGGCGCAGCTTAAAGGTTTGTCCAGGGAAAAAATAATTTTTAATAACGATGGCTCATACACATTACCTGCCGGAACCTTACTAATAAAATTAATCGTAATCCTCACCGGAAATTTTCTTTTAAACATCGGCAATTCAGCCGGCACACATGAAATCTTAGAAGACTATAAAATAGTTGATCAGGATGTAATCGCCATCGACATTTTCGCATTAACGCCCCGCAATATTTATTTCAGCGGCATCACCGGTAACGGCCCAGTAACAATAATTTTTATAAAAAGTATCGAATAACCATGAAAAACTGTTTCGCAAAAACATTCGCAAATATCTTCTCCATTTCCTTCCCCCTCAGGGGGAAGATAGAAGGGGGTTTCTTCCTTCGCACAACTTTCTTATTTCTTATTTCTTATTTCTTATTTCTTATTTCCGCCACAGCCCAAAACGGCGGCCAGTTCAACAAGTTAATTGTAAAGGATAGCTTTAAGCTTGGCAACACCTGGTACACCACATTTACATTTGGTGGCGGCATCACTGATACAATTCCCTTGCACGATGAAATTTTTGCCCGTGCGCTGGATAATGCAGTTGTGCATCTCTCCGGCACCGAAACCATCACCGGCATAAAAACATTTTCGCAATCACCAAAAACAATTGCACCGGCTGCAGGTGACAGCTCCACAAAAATCCCGACAACAGAATGGGTGATGAAACAAATTGCCAATGGCCCAACCATTGATGTTTCCGGAAAATTAAACAAGAGCGATAGCAACACTATTTATTATCCCGCAAGTAATCCACAGCATTTTCTTACCACGGCAAACGAAACTGATCCTACAATACCTGCATGGGTAAAATCAATTGCTAATGGAACGGCAGTAAATCAATATCTTGGCTTTAACGGCAGCGCCTGGATAGCACGGCAGATACAATTTACAGACATTGCTTCGGTAATGAGCTTCCCTTATGTTGCCAATAGGTTCCTTAATGGCTATGGCGCATTTACGCCATTAAACACTGACAGTGTACCGGAAGGGCCTACAAACAAATATTTTACAAATGCCAGGGTAGCAACATACGGCGATGCACATTATTACCCACTCTCATCAAATCCTGCAAATTATTTAACGGGCACACCATCGGCTCTTACAAAAACAGATGATACAAATGTTACTTTAACGTTAGGTGGCACACCATCAACATCTTTATTACAGGCTACATCTTTAACGTTAGGCTGGACAGGGACGTTAGCAGATGGAAGGATTACCTCGGCATCAAATTGGAATACAGCATATAGCTGGGGAAATCATGCCGGACTTTACAAAGGAATTGCAGATAGTTCTAATACGGTAAGTGGTTTTACTTCTCTTTGGCAAAATAGTTTAAAACAAAATCAATTATCAGGCACAGGCTATGCAAAATGGTCAGGAAGCACACCATCATACCTAACACCAACACAGGTAACTGCTGATCTAAATTTATTTTCTTCAACGCTTAAGGGATTAGCTCCTTTAAGCGGTGGCGGTACTTCCAATTTTTTACGTGCCGATGGTACATGGGCTGCGCCGGGCGGAGGAACTTATACCGGCATTTATTCAATCACAGATTCAGCTAATAAATTAAAACTCAAAAACGATCTTCCAATAATACCAATAAGGAATGTATATGGGACTCTTAACGATAATGTTCCGCAATGGCGAAAGAATTCTGTAATAGATATGACAGGATTTTTAGATGGCGACTTACCAAAATTTAGGGCATCTGATTCTACCTTTATAAAATTTACTCCTAATTATTTAACAGGCACACCATCAGCACTTACAAAAACAGATGATACAAATATTACTCTTACTTTAGGCGGCACACCCTCCACAGCATTACTGCAAGCAACATCTTTAACGTTAGGCTGGACAGGGACGTTAGCAGATGGAAGGATTACCTCGGCATCAAATTGGAATACAGCATA